TGATTTTCATAGAGAGAGCGGTGACACTCTAGATCTCTTCTAAGCAGCGAGCCTTCTCTAAAGTGCTTCTTGATAAGTCTTGCTGCGGTGTTACAACGTTTGGTCTCTTTTTTTAGCATTGCAACCGTTGCCTCTCTAACGAGAACTTCGTAAACAAAAGCAGTGTTTCTTTTTTTATTATGTCTTGTCTTCATTCTGTTGCTCCGGCGTCTTTTGAGTTTGGTTTTCTAATCCTGCAATAAGATCTCGAATAGAATCATTTACTTGAAACAATTGATTTTCTTCCGAGATTTCTCCTGTATAAATAGATTGATCATTTTCATTAATACCTATTGCTGCGCCATCCATTGTAATTAGAGCTTCAATGTCACGCTTTCCTGGGAGAGTATTTCGTATTGTGCCGCTACCTTTCTCTCTCGCCCACTTTGCAGCATTGTGACGTTTGCGGGCGCCAGCAACGCGACGGTCATTTCGGCCGTTCTTGGGATAATCTACTTTTCCCTTGGCACCAGGGGTGAGTCGGGGCTCGTTACGAGACCCCGGGGGAACTGCGAGGAGTGTTGATTCTTCTTCTCCGCCGGCTTCTCCGGCGGGCATCTCTTCGCCACCGAGATCGCCACCGAGGTCTTCACCACCGAGATCGCCACCGAGATCGCCACCGAGGTCTTCGCCACCGAGATCGCCACCCATTCCGCCTTCTGCGGCTGCGGCTTCTGCAACCTGCTGTAGCGCTGCATCGTGCTTGCGATCATAATACATCTCGCGTTGATTGCGAATGAAATCTTCATGGGACATGCCGAAGATGTGTTCAGTGACCCAGCGCCGTGAGAAGTAGCCTTCTGTAGCTGCTCCCGCAATGTCGAACTTACTCTTCCAAAATTCCATCTCTTGAAGCTCGGCAATCTTTGATGGATTATTTAGAGTGAGGTCAAAGCTTAATAAATCGTCGCCTCTGAAGCCTAGCGTATAGAGATGGATAATGCCGATCTTTGTAAGTTCTGCGATAATAACTCTTTGTAGTCTCTGAATGGTTCTTGCAAACCGAATGTCTTTTTGTGCGAGGGTTGCCTTATCTTCTTCGGCGCCCTCGCCCATCGTGAGATAAGACTGGGGGATCTTGAGCGCAGAGAAAAGCTTGTCGCGTAAATATTTGATATCATCAATATCGGTGGTGTTGCTTCCGCCAGCAAGGTTCTGAATGTCTGTGGCAGAACCGGGGCGCACGGGAATAAAGTAGTCTTCTTCGATGCTCATTGGATTATAGCGAAGATCGATCTTACCTGTCGTTGGGTCCACTACAGAGTGTCGCTTAAGGTTTGTCACAACCTTCTGCATATATTGTTCAACATCTTGCGGAGGAATACCTCCAACATCAATCTTAAACATACGTCGCTCAGATGAACGGATAACGCGGTATGCCATCATAGCATCTTCCATGAGTACTAATTGCCGCCAGATACGGCGTGATGGTTCTAAAATAGAAGTTCCGTATGGGGTATACTTGTCATTTCCTAGCACACGAAAATGTGCGATCTGCCAATTTTCAAAAGTCATACCAGCAGAGTTCCATTGGTATTGAATGTAATTAGGGTTTGTAGAGTCTTGGCTTTCTAATCTTTCTACTTCTTGTGTTGGTAGCGCAATTACAGATTGGACACCAAACTTTTCATCGATGTCGAGATACAAAAAGAAGTCGCCATACTTACACATTGTGCGCGCCCAGCCAAAAAGATTATATTTGATGTTAAGAATATTATCAAACAAGATCCCCAACACTGCTTCAATTTCTTCATTGGGGCATTTGATGTTTAACATGGGTCGTAACTCTGAATAGGTCGTCATCTCGTCTGCGTAGATATCCATTGTGGAGGCAATCTCTGGCATATACTCCATCTGATCGAAATCTACATAACGTTCTGAGCGCCGCTGGTTTCCGATTGCGTTTGAGGCAATTCTATCTAATGGGCTATATAATGTCTTCTTAAATTGTTGGCCGGATGCTGACTTAAATCTTGAACCAAATTTGTCAAGGTGTTGTCGTCTAATTCTGCGACCAGATTGAGAACGATAGCTAACTATCGGTCCTGAAAAAAGTCGCGTTAATGCTTTAAATAATCCTGATTGACTATTTGCTGGGTTGTTGTCGGGTAATGCCATTTATAATCTCACTTAATAATCCATTTATATTGTTCATAAAGTTGTTCCGCTTCACTCATTTGCTCAAAGACGCCATCTTTCTTGTATCCTTGTTGGCCACTAATTTTTGTATTCATGGTTGTCTTGGTTGTAATGATTGCATCAACAAAAGCTTTCTGATAGTTTAAATCTCTTGCGCTTGATTGGAGTGCCGTATCACGCACCCAACAAGCAATTGCGAGAGCCATAATTAAATCATCATTATAGCCTTTCATTGCCTGGGGTTTGCCATTTTTCCAAATAAAAGTTTTCATTTCGTTTGCTAGCCGTGAAGAATACACTTTAATTAGTTTGTTTCTTACAAACTCTTCTAATTTTGCAACTATGAGAGGGCGTGTCTTCATCGTAGTTGTAAAACCAGCGACTGCGGAGTTGCGAATTTCTGCTTGATGCTGCTCGATGTATTCGTGTGTTGATTTAATAGAATAATATATATTAGGATAACCGTATTCTACGAGTTTGTCAAGCACTGTATAGCCAATATTATTATTTTCTACTACCATCATCGCGTTTCCAAACTCTCGGCCAACTTGATTAAGCATATTGGCGTATAAATCTGGTGTGAGCTTTCCTTGGTATTCTCCAACGATTTCTAATGTTTCTATCTTTAGAATCTGAAATGTGGAGTAATCGGCGCCGTCGCCTCTCGACACATCGACTGTCATTAAATAATTGCAAGTAGGATCAAACTCTTCCCAAATCCAAAAATTACGATCAAAGCCTGTGCGGTGCTTGGGTTTCTTAACCATCGATAGCATCCACTCCATACAATCTGGATCTATAACTGTTTCGCCAGAGGTGTTGAAATTACACTCCAGCTCTTGTGCAATCTGTCGCTTAGACATATTCTTGGTCTCTTTCTTATACCATTCTTCATCTCTTTCCGGGTGCACGTTCCACGGAAGATTTGTTAAATGAAAATTATTTGCGGCATCTTCAGCATCAATACAGGTTTTATGGAACCAATTCCCAACACCATTGGGTGTTGATAAGGCAATACAACGGCCGCCCGTCGATAGCGTGGGATACAAACCTGTCCATAAATCTTCTAAATTTTCAATGTGGGCGGCCTCGTCGAGAACGAGAAGCGACAAAGCTTCCGAACGACCAGCATCACCAGAAGTAGATGCTGCTTTAATCGAAGAACCGTTGGAAAGCTCAAAAGAATTGCGGTTATCTACTTCAATTGTAGCAATCTTAAGCCAATTTGGGAGTTGCCTCATGATTCCTTTGACTTTCTTTACGAGGTTTCCTGCTGTCGCAAATTTTGTTGCCATCACAAGGATGGCTTTGTCGCGGTGAAACAACATCATCCATACAATATACCCTGCGGTGATCGTTGAGATACCTAGCTGACGTGCTTTTAAGATGACATTAAAGCGATAATCATTAAAACTTCGAAGAAGGTCATCTTGAAAGTTGTAGGTATCGAATAAAATAAGCCCATGCATGGGGTGAGAAATTCGAGCATATGTTTTAAGAAAATAAGACGGATCCTTGCCACACTTGAGAATCTCTTTGACTTGCTGCTTTTTGTCTAGTTGAAAGCTCATCCATCATCTTTGATATTTACGTCGGTCGGATCTATAGACCTTCGCGTCGGAGGAGAATAATATCTACCCAGCGCTTTTTGCATGGAGCCGATAGTACCCGGAGCCATACCAGTTAATGCAGACGCCACATAATCTAATGAGCCATCTACGCGGTCGATTGCAGCTATGATTTCTTTTAGTTCGGGGCCCTGATCTAGTTTGTATGAAATGTCTTTTAATAATTCGATTATCTCCGAAGAACCTTCTATCTCTTCCTTGATAATCTGCTTAAGTTGGGATTTGGATACTTTCATTTTTTATTTCTTTACTATATGAGAAATTAGTATCGCTACAGCCATAAGCGCCGGCCCAGCGGTAAGCCCTAGGGCAGCAACGGCGGGAATACCGCTAGCGGCCATGGCTATGGTACCTATAGCCGCCAGTGCTCCGCCACCCATTGCGGCTGTTTGAAGTTGATCGTCGGACGGGAGTGCTGTCTCTGCAATACCAGATGCCGCAGCTTGAACTTTGGGATCCTGGGCTGCTTGTTCCACTGCTGCCATGATTGTCGGACTCTGGGCAAAAGCTTGCGCAAGCTTTTGGGCTTGCGCCATTTCATCATCACCTTGTCCGGGCAAAGCTCCTTCAAGCTCTTCCATGATAATCTCTTTGAGCCGTTCAATAGAAATTTTCATTATTCAGTCTCCGAGCCTTTCTTGCGGCTATCGTTATCGGGGCGTGAGCCGCCTTTGCCGTTCCAGCCACCTTGATTAAGAAAGCTTTCCCAGCTTTTCTCAACTGAAGGCTCTGACTCCGCCTGAACTGCCATAGACTCGTCAAGGCCGCCGATGCGGTAGTCCTGCTTAGCGCAAACCCAAGAGCGAACGCGAGATGTGCTCTCGACTCTCATATCGGATTCACCTTCTTTTGTCAAAGATACAGAGTTGCCTGTAACTTTCTTGTATTCTTTCTTAAGAAACGATGCAACATCTGCAAGACGTTGCTCAATGTCGCTTTCGAAACCATTAGCATAAACCTCTTTCAATTGAACTTCTGAATGATAGGAAAGACGCATCACGTTTCCGGAAAACACTACATTAAAGCCATCTGTCACTCGCTTGTCAAGAATCGGATTGCCCTCTTCGCGTTGGAGACCTGCGAGCAATGGTTCTCCCTCTTCATTTAATGCGCCGTCATATACGTTGGCGGCTGCTTGTGATAAGCCTTGTATGATTTCATAAACTGTAGCCATTGTTTTATTTCCTTGTTTTTTTCTGGCGCAAAAGACGCTCTTCGTACCGGTTACCGGGGGGGGGCGTTGCTTGTGCTTGTTCTGGTGATGCTTCTGCTTCTTGCCCGACGCCTCCTATAGCCTTTCTGAGAACTTGCAACTTCATCTGGTCCTTGAGTTGTGTCGGCGTCTGGACCATTAAATTAATTAATGCCATAAATTCCTGTGGCGTATTAATAGCCGTGGCAATAAAGTCGTCAATTTTTCCGCGCGCGAATAATTTTTGAAGTCTGACAATATCGGGTGGTGTTCCTGATTCGTTTAATTCTTCAAGAATTATATTTTTTAGATCATTTTTGGTTATTTTCATTTTTTGGTCTCCAACCTTTTTTCCATCTTTCTTCTCGGCCTTCTACGTATCGATCATAGCAAGTATAGCAACAATCAAATTTGAGAAGACAAACATCGTCTGTCGCTTTTCTAGCGAGAGAAGAACAAACAGGACAATGCCGTAAAGAATCTCTATTAAATAGTTTCTTTGCAACCTTTATACCATTAACATCTACTTTCTCTTGCCACTTGTCGTTTTCATTGGTTTTCTTATATAACTCTCGCATCTGTTCGAGATATTCTTTTTCTTTATCCTCGTCCCAATTTGCGCGGGGATTCTGGACTGCTTCGGCGCCATATTTCTTGGCGATCGCTTTCTCGATTGCTGCGATTTTATTCGGGTCTTTATCACTCATTGAACAGTCTATAGGCCCCATATGTTGCGGCTACTCCGACTGCCACGCCTCCTGCTGCCCATAGCCATCGATTGCTCGGGGACTGCTTTAGGAGGGCTCTTTGCAAGTGGTCAATCTCTTCATCCTTCTGGAAAATAAGAAGGCTGCTTTCTTCATGCAGTGCATTATATTGAATCTCCCAATTGCGAAGCTCTAGCTCATAGCTGGCAGCTTCAACTGAAAGCTCATATTCGATTCGTGCTTGGCATGCGAGGTTGGCAGTTGAGTTGCGTGCCAGGATTTCAGACAATGCCGGCACATCAAAGAGGACGCCCTCAAAAGGTGCGCATTGCTGCTCGCCAAGAAAAGTAAACTGACCTGTGTCGGCGGCGGCCGGATGGGCGCCCAACATTAATAATAGACTAAGGAACATAATCAAATCCGTACATTAACATTATTGTCTCAACTAGTTCTTCAGGGTCTTGGGAGAATTGTCTTCCGTATTCTTCTCTTCGGTTCTCGATTAC